TCCAGCACGGAGCACTGAAAATTCAGAGAGCCATCTCTCGGCAGAACGGCAAGGTGGTCGAAGCACCGCTGAAAACGAAAAACGCCTACCGCACCCTGCCATTGTCGGCAGACGCGATAAGCGTTCTGATGCATCAAAGGAGAAAAACGGGTAGCAGCGAATGGGTATTCCCATCGCCAAGCGGAGGCCCTATGTCACCGGACAGCGTGTTGCATATGCTCCAGCGGGTGCTGAAACGGGCGGGGCTGCCACGGATACGATTCCACGACCTGCGCCACACCTTCGCGACGATGGCGCTGCAAAACGGCGTGGATGTAAAAACCGTGTCCTCGATGCTGGGTCACTACTCCGCGGGCTTCACGCTGGACACCTACGCCCACGTCACCACCGATGCCCAGCTCAAAGCGGCCCAGACGATGGGGAGTATCCTATCCCGTGCCGTCTGATGCTTTCCGCTACCCGCTCCCGTTGGGGTCAGCGTTTGGGTCAGGAAAAAGCAGCGTCCGAAAATAGCAACTTACGAAAAGCAAAAGTCCTCGAAATCAGACGATTTCGAGGACTTTTGGTACACTCAGACTCCCCAAAATCGAACCCTGTCGCTTCTTCGGCGGCGGGGTTCTTTTTTACCCGGAAAGTCTTGGTTTTACAAGAGGTTAGGTTATATGCGGTAGTGATTTTATACCCGTCAGGTTCGTCCCACACTGTAACGGAGTTGACGAGCAAATCAATGAGCCGCCTGCGGAAGTCTTCGTCTTCGATGTTCCCGTATTTGAACTGACTCAACCAGAATACGATTTGGTCACGGTCAATTCGGTAGACGAATTTTTCCTCAGCTTTAATCTCTTTGTTGAGGGTTTTCTTTTCATGTTCGAGCTGGACAAGGCGGTTCATCAATGTTTCAGAAGCAATACCCTTTTCGATGGCGGCGGTGATATTCGTGATTGACTTTTCGACCTCTGACAGTTGAGCGGTCAACTGCGGAATGTGCGTGTCGTTTATCAAATCCTGTTCGCTCTGTCGGATTGCCATGTCTGCAATTTCATCAATGAGCTGATCGGTCAAAAGGTTAAGAGCGTCACGGGCTACTATCCCTTCGATGTAATCTTTTTTCAAAGGCCGCTTGTCACATCCAAGTTTCCTCTTTTTCGTGTAGCAGGAATAGTAGTGATAGACCTTGCCGTGTCTACCGGCTCCGCTTTCACCGTTCATAGAAGCCCCACAATGACCGCAGAACAGTTTTCCAGACAAGAGGTAATCCACCTTAGCCTTGCCCCTTGCTGGGGCTGTGGCGGTCTTAGAAAGACGCCGCTGTACCGTTTCAAACAGCTCCTTGTCAATGATGGCGGGAATACCATTTTCAATGACAATATCTTTGTAGGTGTAAGTGCCGATGTAGCGAGTATTACGGAACATGGCCTTAAAGCTGCTACGGTTGAACTCCGTATTTTTGGCAGTCTTATATCCGGCAGAGTTAAACTTTCGGCAAATGGCAGCAACACTTTCACCATTGGCGTAAAGAGAGAACGCTTCTTGAACGATGTGGGCGGTGTCAGGGTCAACGACCAGCTTATGATTTTCCACTTTGTATCCGAGGGGGATATGACCACCTACGCTATGGCATTTCAAGGCAGATTCACGCATACCTCTCGTGACCTTCTGTGACAGCTCGGCAGAGAAAAACTCAGCCATACCCTCTAACACAGATTCCAAGATGATACTCTCAGGGCTGTCGGTGAGGTGTTCTGTGGCGGAGAGGACTTTCACGCCGTTCTTCCGCAGGCGCATTTTCATAATTGCGCTATCGTTGCGGTTACGAGCAAAACGGTCGAGCTTCCAGACGATGACATATTCCCAATTCCGTTTTGCGCTATCCGCAACCATTTCCATGAGGTGAACCCGCTTTTCCACATCTTTACGAGCGGTCGTTGCTCGATCAACATAGATTGCCACAATGCGGTAGTGATTTGCTTTGCAGAAGGTACGGCAGTCACGAAGCTGTCCTTCAATGGATTGGTCACTTTGGCCTGTGGAGCTATACCGAAGGTAGATAGCAACATTTTGATCTCCATTGTAGAGCGTATATGGGTCTTCCTGAAATTGAGAGATTTCTTCCTCTGTCAGACAGGAGAGGTCGATTGGAAATTTTTTCATGCAAATCTCCTTTTTAACTCCATGACTCTACCGACAAAGCGCAATCGTCCAATTTCAACACCGCCAAAAACACGGGGAGGATAGTGTGGATTAAAAGAGCGAAGGGTCACAGTATCTTCATCAATGCTGATTTTCTTAACAAATCCTTCTTCGTCATCAACAATGACAACCATAAGAGTATCTGTTTCAGGAGGTGTGTCCTTTTTAACCAGCACTAAATCGTGATCGTCTAAGACTGGCGACATACTATCTCCGTCCACTTGCAACCAGAAACAATCGTCACAGTCATATTCGGGGTCAACTTGTTCATACCCCAATGCTTCTTGCTGAGCGATGACACCTTTTCCTGCGGACGCATGACCGAAAATAGGTCGTTTGCAATTCTTTTCATAAGGTTCGGTGGTCAAACCAACAGAGGACAAGTGAAAGAGAGGGTCGTCAGTTTCACCTTTCAAATACTCAGCCGTTGTTCCAAGATTGATAGCGAGAGTTTTCAAGTCTTCATTTGAAATCATGCGGTCAGGCTTTTTATCTACATCATTCAAATAATATTTGGGGCGGTTGATAAGTTTGCAAATATAGGTGACGCTTTTCCCTTGTTGTTTAGCTAAATCTCTAATACGACTTGTATTCATAAATACCTCCTTCAAAAAAATATCCTACTTTTTTAGGATTTGCTATTGACAATCCTACAAAGGTAGGATATACTTTGGATTGTGAACAAGAGATTTTGACAACAAAAACCCGACCCCCGAAAGGTTTTCTTTTTCGGCGGTTACTGTGGTCAATGGTTTAATTGTCTGGCAAGCAAATTATACCATTACGCCCACTGGTTGTCAATAAATATTGTTCTCAATTCAAAGAAAGGAGAGGTTTTGTGAAAGAGCGTGAGAAAATTCGCTATCGCCTGAGTATCAATCACCTGTCGTTTGCATGGTTGATTGATATGCTCCGAAAGCGGGGAATTGAAACGAACGGCCCTGTCCTGAGTGCAATTCTCGCAGGAACTCGTAACGGCCCTTCTGTGGACAAGATCATCGCTGAGTCTATCGACATTCTGGACTGGTACGAGCGGCAGATTGGCGGTGTGTCATGAGCGACAGTGCATTTGCCCCGGAAGTGCGAGGACAGGCCAAAGCGTTCAGCTCACTCCTTGCTCGATCTGTCCGAGAGTTTTTCAAGGATGAAACGAACCGCAAGCGGTTCGAGAGCTGGTACGAGCAGAAGTACGGAACACCGTATCAATGGAAACCTATGGTTTGGAGGAACAGATAATGAAAAAGGTTTTTGGAACCCTCGCATTTCTCTCATTTTTCTACATTCTCGGCGTTGTCGGTGCTGTGGAGCAAGACACGATGGCTCTCGGTACAGGCATGGTGCGTATGGGTATCGGCCTTGGCTGCTTCTGGTTGTTCTGTGAGCTGTCTGGTGCGTTTTATCCTGCCCCGCCGAGAAAAAGAAAAAGCCGCTGACGGAACTGGTACTTCCATCAACGGCAAGCGTAAAAGCTCAATCTGATTATATCAGAACCTATCATTTTGTAAAGGAGAACTTTATGAATAGCACAATTGCGAAACTCGCTGACGAGTTCGAGAAGATGGAGAAAACCATCGCTTCTCAGAAGAAGATGATCGAAACCCTCATGCCTACGGGCTATGTCGATACCGATACCGTCAAACTTCACCTCAACTCCGTATATGGTGTCATGTTCGGCGGTCGCCCTTCCACGAAGCGCTGTAAGTTGGAGGACTGTTCTTGGGACGAGATCAATATGTATTCCTCCTTCGGTCTTGCTGACAAGATGTTCGAGGTCGGTGACACCAAGAAATTCCGTCTGGCTGATGGCTCCTACCTGACTGCCCGTATCATCGGGTTCAACCATGATTACGCAAGTGACGGTAGTCTGGTTCATATCACCTTTGAAACCGTGGAAACCCTTGACGGCGACATTCCCATGAATGAGAAGCCTACCAACGAGGGCGGCTGGGACGCTTCCTATCTCCGTGCCAAGCTCAACGGCAACTTCTTCGAGAAGCAGCTTCCCGCTGATCTGAAAGCGGTCATCAAGCCCGTGGTGAAGATCACCGCAAAGAGCGGCAAAAACGAAATGCTGGTTCCTTCCGTTGACAAGCTGTTCGTTCTTTCTGAGCAGGAGGTCTTCGGTCGCAAGATTTATTCCTGCGGTGGTGAGGGTAAGTGGTACGAGTGGTACAAGCGGGAGAATACGCCCTATGGCAAGTGCAAGCAGAATGGTGAGAGGGATTGGAGATGGGAGCGTTCTCCTTATTCCGGCGACACCAGCTACTTCTGTAGTGTGAACAACTCCGGCGTCGCCTACAGTAACTACGCCAGCTTCTCCATTGGCGTGTCCTTCGGCTTCTGCATTTAATCGGGTATCTCGTAAATCCCGCCCCGTTAGGGGCGGTGAAAGGAGTGAAAACATGAATGTCAATCGCAAGGTTGGCACTGGTTTTGAAAGAGACTTATGTCTGAGCCTGTCGGGTTGTGGCTTTTGGGCGCACAATCTCGCTCAGAACAGTCAAGGTCAGCCGTTCGATGTGATTGCGGCTCGAAACGGTGTCAGCTATCCCATTGACTGTAAGGATTGTTCCAAGAACATTTTCAAGATGGAGCGTATCGAAGAAAACCAGTTTTCCGCTATGTCCCTTTGGGAAGAAACGGGAAACGGAGAGGGTTGGTTCGCTCTCCGAATGATGAACGGCGCTGTCTACTTCCTGTCCTTCACGGTGATACGAAACCTGTTCTTGATGAAGACCGTCCTTTCTGCGTCTGAAATCAAACAGTTCGGTATCACTCTCGGAGAGTGGGTGTCCCAATGCAAGTAACTGTTGGCAATCAGCTCCGAATTGAAAACCCATCTGAGCAGTTGCTTACATGGTGTAAGAAGCAGCTTATCCTTCCCAATCCTGAGTACGCCAAGAAAGTCCGTATGCACTTTTGGGTCGGCAACACACCTGAGAAGTTGTACCTGTTCCAATGGGACGGCGACACACTGGTTCTCCCCTATGGTTGTCTGAATGATGTGCTGGCGATGGACGATTGCCACATGAAGGTCAATCTTCCTACACCAACCGAAGTGGACTTCGGTTGTACCATTCCGCTCTATGACTACCAAGTGGAAGCCAAGGAAGCCCTGATAACTGCCTACTACGGTATTCTTCAAGCCCCTGCGGGGTGCGGTAAGACACAAATCGGAATTGCTGTTGCGGCAGATACAGGTCGAAGGACACTCTGGCTGACCCATACACGGGATTTGCTCGTACAGAGCAAAAGCCGAGCGGAGCAGTACATGAGTCCTTCTCTGACTGGTACGATCACCGAAGGTAGGGTTCAAATCGGTAAAGCAATCACCTTCGCAACGGTACAGACCATGTGCAACCTCGATCTGAGCCAGTACCGTGATGTTTGGGATTGTATCATCGTGGACGAGTGCCACCGTGTAGCCGGAACTCCGACCGCTATGACGCAGTTCTCAAAGGTACTGAACGCTCTGGCAGCTCGGCATAAGTACGGCCTGTCCGCTACGGTTCATCGAGCAGACGGTATGATTGCCGCCACCTACGCTCTGCTGGGTGGGATTGCCTATCAGGTGCCGGAGGAAGCGGTGAAAGACAAGATCATGACCGTCAGCGTTTTGCCCCGTGCCACACATCAAGGACTCAGCCGTGAGTTTTTGGATACGGACGGTACGATCATCTATGCCAAGTTGGTCAATTTCCTCGCTGACCGTTATCCCCGAAATAACTTGATTGTCGCTGACCTCGTAGCAAACCGAGATCACTACAATCTCATTCTCTCCGACCGGCTGACGCACTTGGAAACCCTGATGAACCGTCTTCCGCCAGACCTGAGAAAACAGGCGGTTATGATTGATGGGAAGATGACCACGAAGAAAGCCAAGGCTCTCCGAGAACAGGCCATTGAGGAAATGCGGCAGGGGCGCAAGCGGTATCTGTTCGCCACTTACTCTCTGGCAAAAGAGGGCTTGGATATTCCCCGGCTCGACCGTCTGTACCTGACTACACCGCAGAAAGACTACGCTGTGATAACTCAGAGCATTGGTCGTATCGCTCGTACCTTCGAGGGCAAGGGAGAACCCATCGCCTATGACTATGTGGACGATGGTATCCAGTACCTCGTACGAAGCTACAAAAAGCGGTGTACCACCTACCGGAAAGCGGGGTGCAAGTTCATTGACGGAGAGAACTGATATAAAGGTTCTCGTTGCCTGCGAGGAAAGTCAAGCTGTCTGTATTGCGTTTCGGCGTTTGGGGTATGAAGCCTACTCCTGTGACATTCAGGAGTGTTCAGGTGGACACCCGGAATGGCATATTAAAGTGGACGCTCTACTGTTACTCGGACGGTATCTGGTTTTCAAAACCGAAGACGGAAAAGCTCATTATGTTGAGCGGTGGGATTTGATAATTGCTCACCCGCCTTGCACTTTCATGAGTAATGCGGGAGCGTGTCGAATGTATCCTCGTAAGGGTCAAATTGATAAAGCTCGATTCCAAAAGGCGATGGAAGCCAAAGCGTTTTTCCTTCGATTTCTAAATGCTGACTGTGATCGAGTGGCTATTGAGAACCCCCGCCCTCTCAAAATCGTTGAATTGCCAAAAGAAGATCAGCGAATACAGCCATATCAATTTGGCGACCCGTGGAGTAAACTCACCTATCTTTGGCTGAAAAATCTTCCGCCGTTGGTTTACACCAATGTTCTTACAGAATGGAAGCCCTTTGTTCCTGCCGGAACAGGCCGCAAGGCGGGGGGGGGACAGCTACGGAGCAAGGATACCCCACAATTCCAAAGCCCGTTCAAAAACATTCCCCGGTATTGCGGACGCTATGGCGCAACAATGGGGCGCAGTATTAGGAGGTGATACCACTGAACCTTGAACCTTTCATTTTCGACTGCGAGGTGTTTGCCTACGATTGGCTTTTTGTCTTCAAAAACAAGGTCACGGGGGAATACACCGAGATTTGGAATGACAATGAAGCGGTCGAACAGTTCATGACCCAAGAACCCCTGTTGGCTGGGTTCAACAATAAGCACTATGACCAATTCATTTTGAAAGCGGTTCTCTCAGGTTTCACGCCGGAGGAAGTTAAAGCGGTCAACGATTTTATCATCGTTGGTGGTCACGAGGGCTGGGAGTACGCCCCTCTCCGTGACTGCGGGATTTTCTTCGATCAATATGACCTGATGGACGATTGCCAGATGGGTTTGTCCTTAAAAGCAATCGAAGCGCACCTCGGAATGGACATTCGTGAAACCACCGTTCCGTTTAACATCGACCGCCCTCTGACTGAGGACGAGAAGCGAGAGGTCGAGTTCTACTGCCGCCATGATGTTGACGCAACCGACAGGCTGGACGACCTTCGTCAAGGCTACCTGTCCAGTAAGCTCACGCTGGGTCGTGAAAAGGGGCTGTATCCAGCAAAAGCCCTCTACATGACCAACGCCAAGCTGACCGCTGCTTACCTTAACGCAGAGCAGAAACCGCACTATGACGAGCGGGAATATCAGTATCCGCCGAAGTTGCTTCGTCAGTACATTCCGCAGGAAGTGTTCGACTTCTTCGAACGGTTGAAGGACAAGAGTATTCCTGATGAAGTGGTGTTCAAGGAAAAGCTCGATCTGATGGTCGGCGGTTGTCCTTGCACTATCGCCTACGGTGGTATTCACGGGGCTATCCCGTGTTACCGAGAGGAAGCCACGGAAACCCGCTCTATCCGCAACAAAGATGTTGCGAGCTACTACCCGCACCAGATGACCTTGAACGGTTATTGTAGCCGAAACATTCCCTCTCCCGATGTGTATGCCGCCACCATTGAGCGGCGTGTTAAGGCAAAGAGGGCTGGCGATAAGGCTACGGCAAACGCCTTAAAGCTGGTACTGAACACCACCTACGGCGCTATGTTGAACCGCTACAACGACCTGTATGACCCGCTTATGGGGCGCTCGGTCTGTATCTCAGGCCAGTTGCAGTTGCTCGAAATGGCGGAACATCTTGTTCAGGACTGTCCCACCTTGAAGATCATTCAGCTCAACACCGATGGTATCATGGTCAGCCTTGATGACTGCGATGTGCCGATGTATCAAGAGATCACGCAGGAGTGGCAGGACAGAACCGGCTTTGAGTTGGAGGAAGACCTTATTAAGATGATCTGTCAGAAAGATGTGAACAATTATGTCGAGGTTCCCTTCGAGGGCGACCCCAAAATTAAGGGTGGCGTTCTCGTTCGTGGGATTGCCCCGGCAGGAGCGTTCAACATCAATAACAACGCTTGTGTAGTCGCCAAGGCGGTCAAGGATTATCTGGCCTACGGCGTTCCGGTCGAAGATACCATCATGAGCTGTGACCGCCTGCTGGACTTCCAGTTGGTCGCCAAGGCCGGGAGTAAGTATGGTGACGCTCTCCATGAGGTAGACGGTCAGATGGAGGTCGTGCAGAAGGTCAACCGGGTATATGCCACGGAAGATCATCGGTGCGGAACCCTCTATAAAATCCACCTCGGTACTGGCAATCCAGTCAAGATTGCTGGACTCCCCGCAAAATGTGTCGTAGACAACGACAATCACCTGACGATTGATGTGGTTGACCGTGACTGGTATATCCGGCTGGCACGGCGTTATGTCCGAGATTTCCTCGGAGAGAAGCCACCCAAGCGAAATACCCGCAGAGTCAATTCTATCAAGAAAAAATTATTAGAAATATTGGAGGTATAAATATGGCTACTACCAAGAAAGCCGCTGAGACTGCGGCGGTGGATTATTCCACCATGAATGTGTTCAAGAAGTTGCAGCTTGCCCGTGTGCGTTTCCTCGAAGCTGGCGTGGACAAGAGCGGCAAGCACATGAAGCTCGAATATAAGTATTTCGAGCTGGCGGACATTGTTCCCAAGGCCGAGCAGATTTTCCTTGAAATCGGTCTGATGATGGTTCCGTCCATGTACGGCGACAAGGCGACCGCTCGTGTCTACAATGTCGATGACCGTGAGGACTTCATTGATTTTGTTGCGCCGTACACCCCCATCGCCCCCATCGTGTCCAACGCTGGCAATCAGGTCACAAACGAAATGCAGGCGACCGGCAGCTCCATCACCTACATTCGCCGCTACCTGTGGCAGCTCGTTCTTGACATTGTGGAGCATGACAGTATTGACAGTGGCGAGTTTGACACGACTCCCGCACCCGCTCCCACCGTCACCAAGAAGCCCCCTGTGACTACCGAACAGCGTCAGGAGATCAAGAAGGAACTGACCGGCGCTCCTGCTGGTACGGCTACCGAGGAACAGGTCGGTACGCTGAAAAGTCTGCTGAAAAAGCTCATGGATATTGACGCAGAGCAGGAACAGTTCGTGCAGACCATCGCCATGAAGACGGAGGGTTTCTCCAAGATCGAAGCCGACAAGTGTGACGCTCTGATTGAGGGCGTGAACAATATGCTGGCTGGCTACGAAATGAAAACGGCGAAGGAGGGCTAAGGCATGATTGAAATTGATTGCCGCAAGTGCGTCAATGCAGACTTGGAAGCGGATTGCTGTAAGCTCTACGGTAACGACCCTGATACCGCCGTTCGGGAATGTGCCGCTGACGAATTTGTGAATTATAAGGAGGTAAACGAAAATGGAATGGCTTGACGGCAACAAAATCCAGATTATCCCTCCCAAGCGTCCGAAGAAGCTGACCGGTACTCGCTTTGCCACTATCCTCGGTCTGAACCCGTGGTCTACACCGTTCGAAATTTGGTGTGAAGTGACCCGCACCTATCAGAAGCCGTTCGAGGATACGATCTACACTATCGCCGGTAAGACCATCGAGCCTAAGCAGGCTGAGTACATGAAGCAGACCTACTTCATGAGCAATCTGGTCACACCGACCGACATTTGGGGCAAAGACTACTTCCGTCAGACCTACGGTGATTTCTTCAAGGAAAGCCCCGTCCTCGGCGGTATGTGGGACTACTTGCTCTATAGCAAAGATGGTAAGCCCACCACCGTCCTCGAAATGAAGACTTCCAAGCGTGTCGAGGACTGGAAGGATGATATTCCTGAGTATTACGCTTTGCAGGCGGCGTTGTACGCTTACCTTCTCGGCGTGGACGAGGTTATCATGGTCGCTTCCTTCCTCGAACCCAAGGATTACGACAATCCTGAGAAGTTCGTGTGCAGCGGTGAGAATACCATCACTCGCCCCTTCAAGGTGTCTGAGCGGTATCCTGACTTCGAGAAGAAGTATGTGAAGCCTGCCTTGAAATGGTGGAAGGACTGTGTGGAAAGCGGCATTTCCCCCGTCTTTGACGAGCGCAAGGACGCTGAAATCCTGAAAGCCCTTCGCATCAACAACCTGTCCCCCGAAACGGATATGGCGGCGCTGGTCAAGGAAGCCGAAGACCTGAAAGCCAAGCTGGACGCTCACGCCGCTGAGGTGGCTGAGGACGAGAATCGGTACAAGGTCTTGACCGACATGATTAAGAAAGCCGCAATCGCTCAGTTCCGTGACGGTGACAAGAAGGTGTCTATCGCTGGTTCTGCCTATAATTGGGAAGTTAGCCGTACTTCCACCACGAAGATCGACAAGGACGCTATGAAAGCGGACGGTATTCTGGCGAAGTACACGACTACCGAGGACAGCTACCGCATTTCCCCGAAAGCCTTGAAAGAAGGTGTGTGAAGTGGCGCAGAGTATGCAGAGATTGAGCAAAGAGGATTTGCTCAAACTTCTCGACCAGTATGCCGATGACGATTTTGTTGGGGTTTTGTTCACAGCAGCTCGTGATATTCACTCCGACCAGTCCACCATCTTCGTATTCTATGACAAAGTAACGGAGGTTTAATTATGAAATTTTCCAAGTTCGTGAAGTCCCTCGCCCCTGATGGCGGCGCTATCTATGAGTACATGGACAAACGCTGGCTTGCTTCCCCGTCCGTACTTATGCTCATTCCCGATGGTATCCGCAGCGTGACCGGGTACAGCAACGAGAAAATGCCTGACGGCATTGGTCGCCTGATTTCTCAGGTCGGTTGCACCGAGTACGCCACGCTGGTCAAGGCAATCATGCCTGAGCCGGACGGCGCAATCAAAGATTGTGTCCGTATCTTCGCCACGCAGGACAGCACCATGACCCTTCCCATCACCAACGATGACTGGTCGCTGATCGAGAAGTCTGACTTCTGCGAAATTCTGTACGCTTACGATCTGGAAAGCGACAAGAGCGTACCGAAAGCTCTGCTGGTCAAGCAGTACGCCAAGTACCCCGATGACGAAGACCAGTTGGTCGGTATCATCTTCCCATGCGAGTACACAGAACAGCTCAATTTCCACACCATAAAAGAAGTATGAGCGTTTGTGGTGGTTGCCCCATCTATTACAATGAATATTTCGGCGTTTATTGTGGAGGTGGGTGCTTAGGTCAAAGCGCTTGTGCCGAAAACCTAATAACTCTCGTTGCTAATATAGCAGACACTATTACAAGATCAAGAAAGGACGATAAAACAATGGCTAAAATCGGACTCACCGAGGGTTTCACCCTCATTCCCGAAGGTACTCATGTCTTTCAGATTACCGATGTGAAGTACAAGGAAGACTTCGGCAAGCTGGAAATCTATATGCAGACGCAGACCGGCAATAAACACATCGAGCGCTTCTCTCTGCTGAAATCCGATGGCTCTCCCAACGAGGGTGCATACAACGCTTTCAGCTACTTCGCCAAGACTGCGCTCGGTAACTTCGACCTGACCGAGATCGACCACACTGACCTGATTGGTCACTTCATCGAGTGCGATGTAGAACATGATGTTCAGGAGAACAAGAAGAAGCCCGGACAGAACATTACCTTCGTCCGTTTGGCTGATAAGCGCCCCTCTGAGGGCTGGGGCGGCTCCGGTAATACGGTTGCTACCCCCACCACTAAAACCGCTCCTGCGGCTTCTCAGACCGCTCCTAAGACCCCGATGGATTTGGCAGCTCTCCTTGGCTGATGCCGAGTGCGAGGGAGGGCTAATTTGAAAGGCTCTCCCTCGCCAATGGTATGTTGAAAACTATGTTGAAAGTGAGGATAAGCTACAATGGCAGAAGCCTATATTTGTTCGCTCTCCAAGGTTCAGCGTCATGCTGAAATCTGCAAAGAGATCAACAATCTCTATGAGCGCAAGAACCATGACTACGGTGACAGCTTTCACCAGACCTTCGTTGAAGAAGGAATGGCGATGGCTCGTATCCGGTTAGGAGATAAGTTCAGCCGCTTTAAGACCCTCTCCCGTAGCGGTGAGCAGAAGGTCAATGACGAGTCTATCCGTGACACCCTGATTGACCTCGCCAACTACGCCATTATGACGGTGCTGGAAATGGAGGTAGTGGAAGATGTTGCAGATTAAAACCATTCGGAACCGTCTGGACAATCCCGCCCTCTTTGACGATGAAGTAAATGCGGCTCTGCGTGATGGGTGGACTCTGAAAAAGAGAACCGTTATACGGCCTATCGGCCAGTCCGAGTCCGTCTATATGCACACGATGTTGTATGCAGAGTTGGAGAAGGAGGTCGCTGACGATGACGCTGAATGATTATCAGAAAGCTGCCGAGCGTACCTCCGGCAACCTGACTTCATGGGATAAGGTTCGCAACGGCTGTTACGGTCTGAACGGTGAAGCCGGAGAGTGCATTGACATTCTGAAAAAGACCGAGTTTCAGGGTCATGCTTTCGACCCGATGAAGATGGTTGACGAGTTGGGCGATGTTCTCTGGTATGTCGCACAGTTGGCGACCGGCTTGGGTGTGACCCTCGAATATGTGGCACAGCACAATGTCGATAAGCTGCTGGCTCGTTACCCTGACGGGTTCGACAGCGAAAAGAGTATCCATAGAAAGGAGTACGAAAATGCCTGACTGCTTCTCCAAGTCCGAAGTGACTGATTTCATGAACTTCATGAAGCTGCCTGACGGAACCTCTGTTGTTTCCGATGACATGATGGAGTACCTGATGGCTTACGGCTTCTTCACCGCCCCTGCTTCCACCAAGTACCACGGCAATTACGAGGGTGGTCTTCTGAACCACTCCCGCATGGTCACGGAGTACCTTCTGGCGCTCACTCAGGCCAATCACCTGATCTGGCGCAAGGCTCGTTCTCCCTTCATCGTGGGTATGTTCCATGACCTGTGCAAGATCGACCAATACCGCCACCCGGTAACAGGCCACATTGAAGAATTTAATGGTGGTTGTACGCCAATCTATGACGAACAGGCGTGGGAGTACAACCCCGACACCCTTCTGAAAGGTCACGGCGATAAGTCCGTCATGCTTCTCTCTCAGTTCTACACGCTGACTGATGAAGAAATTATGTGTATTCGCTACCACATGGGCGCTTTCACCGACAAGTCCGAGTGGAATGACTACACCAGAGCAGTCAGCCAGTACCCGAATGTGCTGTGGACGCACCAAGCCGATATGCTGGCAAGCCATGTTGCGGGGGTGTAAAGTATGTATATTCCAACGGTTTCTTTCGATTTCGATGGCGTAATTCATTCCTACCGAAGCGGGTGGAAGGGTGCCGCTGTTATCCCCGACCCTCCCGTAGAAGGGATTAAAGAGGTCATTGAACAACTCATAAGCGATGGTTTATGTGTGGTCATCTGTTCTTCTCGTGCGGAGTCCTTTGAAGGACAGACGGCGATTGCTGAATGGCTGAAACACTACGGGTTCCCGATGGTGCAAATTCAAGCAAGAAAAGTTCCCTCCATCGTTCATGTCGATGACCGTACAATCTGTTTCGATGGCAGAGCAAATAACCTATACGAACAGATTATCAACTTCAAACCTTGGTATGAAAGGGAGTCTGAAAGTGAAAATCATTGAACCTTTTGTGGAGCTTATCAACGCTCCCGATTATAAGACCCTTCTGACCACCATCGAAGCCGCAGGGCGCACTTGCTATAAGTCCGAGGACAAAATCACGGACGGAAGTGCAGAGAAGTTCGTCCGGGGTATCATCAAGCGTGGTCACGAAGCTGTCATTGAGCATGGCTCTCTCACTGTCCGCTTCATCTGCGACCGGGGCGTGAGCCACGAGATCGTCCGTCACCGTCTGGCGGCGTTCTGTCAGGAGTCCACTCGGTACTGCAACTACGGTAAGGAGGGCTTCGGCGGCGAAATTACCGTCATTCGTCCCTCGACCTTCGCCAAGACCGACTCGACCTACCACATCTGGAAGCGGTCGTGTGAACACGCTGAGGTTGCCTACTTTGATCTGCTGAACGAGGGTTGCACCCCGCAGGAAGCTCGATCTATCCTTCCGAACAGTCTGAAAACCGAGGTGGTCATGACCGCCGATCTCAGAGAATGGCGACACTTCTGCCGTATGCGCTGCCCCGTAGCGGCTCACCCTGATATGCGGGTCGTTGCCAATATGCTCCTGACCCTGCTGAAACAGACCTATCCCGTCTTCTTCGAGGACATTGAGGTATGAGGATTAAGAAAGCTGGCGGTAAGGTATTCGGTGCGGTCTTAACTGCCGCCGAGAAGAAAGCGATGGACATGGAAATCAATCGTCAGATCGTGGAAGCCGACAGGCGCTATGCCGATGACATTGACGCTATGGTGCTTTACACCCTTCATGTTCACCTTGGTTTCGGCAAGAAGCGCCTGCGGAAATTCTATGACGCTTTCTCCGCCGAACATGACCGCCTTATCCAGTATTATCAAATGCCGGACGATTACACATGGCTCTGCAAAGAAATGTTGAAGCGTATCGGTGTTGATGTTGAAGCATGGAACAAAGAAAGGAAAGAACCCGATGAAACTGAAAAGCATTGACGGCAAAGTGCCGTATATCATGGCTGCTGGAAAGGACTTCGTGAAAGATGAAATGTCGCTGGCGGCGGCAGAACAGATTTGTTCCCGTGGAATACAGACCACCAGCAAGCTCTTTCCCGATTTCCCCATCTGCGTAGATGGCAAGTTCTATTTTGCTGGAACCTCGACAAAGCCCAAGTCCAGCAAGTCTAAGACCCCTTGCGAGGGCTGAGATTTTCAATCTTCCTATGGTTCGTCACCATTCTCGCAGTCCTCTGTCTGAAATTACCCACGGTTGAGGTCGAAAAACCTTCTCCCGTTGTCGAGGTGGTAGAGGTAGTCACCCCGGAGCCAGAGCCGGAGGTGGCACCTCAGCCGTGGACAGACGAGGAAGTGATTGTACTGGCGAAAATGCTATGGGGAGAAGCCAGAGGGGTCAGCTCTGACGCTGAGAAAGCCGCTTGTGTGTGGTGTGCGCTCAACCGTGTCGATCACGGCTACGGCGACATTATAACGGTCGTGACTACACCCAAACAATTTGTAGGGTACAACGAGGAAAACCCGGTCGATGATGGTTTGATTACTCTCTGTATAGATGTACTGACCCGCTGGTACGCAGAGAGAGAAGGTCAGGTTGAGGTCGGTCGTGTCCTCCCTGCGGATTACCTGTGGTTCTCTGGCGATGGCAAGAGAAATCACTTCCGCAACGCCTACCGTGGCGGTGATAGATGGGATTGGTCTTTACCGAGTCCGTATGAAAGCTGAGGTAAGCCTATGAGCTATTTGAATATACCCGCCGAACTTCGAGGGGAAAAGGCATGGGTCAATGTGTGGGACGGGTCAAAGGTTCCCATGCAGGCCACCGTGAGAAAGGCGGCTTCTTCCTCTAATCCTGATACATGGTCGAATTACATTGACGCTGAACACAATGTCCAGCACGGCTACTATGACGGTCTTGGCTATGTGTTTCACGATACAGGGGTTGTAGGTATCGACATTGACGATGGCTTTACTGATGGGCTTCTAAACCCGCTGGCGGCTGACATTATCGGTCATTGTCAGTCCTACACGGAAAAGTCCAGAAGCGGGAGAGGGGTTCACATTCTCGTTCGTGGTAAGCTGCCCTTCAAGGGCAAGAACAACCGTGCCGCCGTGGAGATTTACAAGAGCAATCGGTACTTCATCATGACCGGCGAGGTTTTGATCTTCTCCGAGATCGTTGAAAACCAGTCAGCGATTGACTATGTGATCGAGAAGTATTTTCCCGACACGCCGAAGGAAAGTAGCTCAGGTACGGTCGCCCCTCAGCGTATCTATTCTCCCATCTACCGCCGCCCTGAAAACGGCAAGCTGCATTTGAAGCCTGAATACCCGCCCATTACACAGGGAAGCCGGAACCTCAGCCTGACTTCTCTGGCGGGTCAGCTCCATAACCAAGGATACACCAAAGCAGAGATTTACAAAGAGCTGTTGTACGCCAATCAACAGGCTTGCAAGCCGCCGCTTCCGCAGTCAGAAGTTGAGTTGATTGTCAACAGCGTGACCAGATACAGGAGGTAATTATGAAACCTTATCAGCGTGGTGATGTTGTTATCATTGATGTTCCCATGCTTGCCAACAGTCATATTCAGGCCGGTAAGCGTCCGTGGGTGGTTGTGCAAAACAATGTCGGCAATCAGTTTTCTTCCACCAGCATTGTCGTTCCCCTGACCACTAAAATCAAGCGGCTGGAATTGCCGACCCATGTGGCTGTCACTTGGGGTTCTTTACAGCCGAGCATGGTTGAGTGTGAACAGGTGCGTGTCGTAGATGTGTCCGATGACTGGGAGTACATCTGCACTCTGCCGCCTGAGATCATGCGTCATGAGGACACCGCTTTGAAGAACGCTTTCTTCTATGGGGAGGTGTAAATAATGACAAAACTCGAATATGACAGTTTGCAGATGGCGCTATCTGCCCTACTTGATAAAGAGCGGATATATCGCAAGCGTATAAGCGGTAGTGAACAAGACGGTTATAAGATGGGTGTCCGAGCTTGTAAAAGCGCACTTTCCAACTTTAATCCAAACAGAAAAGACAAGAAAGGTGAAATCCATGAGTGATGAAGTTATGACAGCTCCCGAAGAACAAGCTCTTTTCCAGCTCTCTAATGGTCGTTACATCATGGACGAAGCTCAGTCCAGAGTGATGTTTCAGATTAAGGAAGCACAGCCTGAGCATAGCCACCCGATCAGCGGCACGGGGTATTCGTGGGACGAGTCCGGCATGGCGGAGTTGTTTTCTGAGTGCTACAAGAATGATACCCGCTACTGCCCCGAAGCGAAAAGCTGGTTCACCTACTCTGAGGGTGCATGGCGCAAGGACACGGGTTCTCTGCTGGTGGCTGAAAAGATTAAAGAGTTCTGCCGCCTGATGGCTCTCTACTGCGGTGAGATTGCCAACGAGGAACGGCGTTCCGAGTACATGAAGTTCATCGTGAAAATGGGCGACCGGCGCTTCCGTGACCGGTTGATGAAGGACGCTGCCAGTGTACTTCCTATCGCTTCGGCTGAGTTTGACGCAAATCCTTACCTTATCAACTGCAAGAACGGAACTTTCGACCTCGAAAAGATGGAGTTCCGGGAGCATGACTGGAAAGACTTCCTGACCATGCAGACCAATTTCAACTACACCTTGCAGGACGCACGGTGTCGCCGCTGGGAAAAGTTCGTTGCAGAGGTCACTTGTAATGACGAAGATAAGGCTGATTATCTTCAAAAGGCGCTGGGGTACTCCATGCTGGGTATGGCGAACGAGGAATGTATGTTCATTCTCCACGGCAAGACTACCCGTAACGGCAAGTCCACCATGCTCTCGGCAATTCACCACCTTCTCGGTGATTATGCTTCCGTGTCCCCCGTGTCGATCATCTGCAAGGCAGAGCGCTCGAAGAACGCCGAAGCAGCGAACCCCATGCTGGCTTCCCTGAAAGGCAAGCGGTTCGTCACGATGGCTGAGAGTAACCAGTATGGCAAGCTGGACGAGGAAACGATCAAGCAGCTCACAGGTGGCGAGGAAATCAAGGCTCGAAACCTCTATGAGACTGCCACGACCTTCCTGCCGCAGTTCACTCTTTGGCTCTCCTGTAACGATCTCCCCACCGTCAGTGATAAGTCTCTGTTCGCTTCCGACCGTGTACGGGTCATTGAGTTCAACCGCCATTTCACCGAAGCGGAGCAGGACAAGAACCTGAAAAATGAGTTCCAGACACAGGAAGCTATGCAGGGCATTTTCGCTTGGCTGGTCGCCGGGTACTTCAAGTACAAGCGTTTCGGTCTGAAAATGTCTCCCGCCATGCGGAAGGTGGTCAACCAGTACGAGCGTGACAACGATCTGTGCTTGCAGTTCCTCGAAGAACGCTGTGAGCAGGCTGAGGGGGTCAACACCCGCTCGAAGTCCCTTTTTGACGCTTACAAGATTTGGTGCAAGTCCAACGGGTACTTTGCCTGTTCTGCCAAGCGGTTCAACGCCGACATGGAAACACACCCTGAGTGGCACGGCGGCAAGGTTGTGTATCAGGGCTACCCCGTCTACAAGAACCTCAGACTGAAAGGAGCGTCCTAATGAACCGTTCATGTAACTCTATCCTCTGCCGCTTCGGTATCCACACAGCAGACCCGTATGTTCACATTCAGGTCAGGTGTCGGAATGGTTCTCACCGTTGGCAGAGCAATTATGAAGTCTGCAAGCGTTGTGGTAAGCGGCTGAGAAAAATCCGCATTACAAAGGAGCGTCCGTGATGAAGTGGAAAAGGATTAAGTGTTTCCTGACTGGCGGACACCGCCTGTACGATAAGAACCTTCAAACCATTCGTGACACAAATGGGTATCACTTCATTAACTACTGCGTGAAGTGCGGTAAGGTGTTCGCTGCGTTCATGGCAGAAGCTGAACTGAATGGCCTGATCGACCGAGATATTGAGCAGTTCAGAAAGGAGAGATTGTATGATCGCAACGACTGAGGAACAACGCCTACTGGAAAAGTGGCAGAAAAAGCTATGTTTGCAGGAATGGCGCATAAAGCTCGTCACTCACCTTCGCCCCGAAGAAATGTCCGTCAGTAATGCGACTGGGTGTACGGATTGGTCGGAGTCCATCAAGACCGCTCGTATCGAGATCATCAACCCCGCCTGCTATGGCGACCGCATTGTACCGTTCAACTTTGAAAAGACATTGGTGCATGAGTTGTTGCACCTGAAATTCTCTTTCTGGTGTCAGGACGAGTACAGCGTAGCTGATAGGCTTATGCACCAGTACATTGACGATCTCGCAAGAGCTTTGACGGAAGGGGACAGCGATGATGAAGCCTGAATACTGTCCTGATTATGTGGGCGTTGCCTGCGTTGATGGCACTTGCCCTGTTGCCAACTGTGAAGAATACGCTGAGCGGTGTATGCCTGTCATTTCATATTGCCGGGACTGCTTCTATTATAAGGGCTGTGAAGACTGTGCAATCTCTGACGATTGCGACCGAATGGAGGATAAATATGAGTAAAAAGTGTGTATGTGGCAATGAAATGACTCGTGAAGACTGGAAGCACGAGTGGGTTTGTCATCGTTGTGGACGAAAGCGGCCTATTCCACTACCCCCGATGTTCACCGTCTTCATGTGCCGTAAATGTGAACACCTTCTGTATGTTGAGGAAGACGAGGACTTTCCTCAGAAGCTCGGAAAAATCGCCGCAAAATCATGTCCCTGTTGCGGCGAACAGGAAGAAGGTCTGTGGAGACTTCTTGGCAGGGCAGAAGGGTTCGAGGGAACCGTGTTCACGGAGGAAAGCGATGAAGACTGAGAAAAAGAACCTCCGCCGCATTTCCATCGTGGTCACAGCGCAGACCAAAGGCAACCTTGAACGGCTGGCGGCGGTCTGCGGCTACTCGGAGATCGGTCGAGTGGTTGACAAACTCACCCGTGAAAAGATGATCTCCCTCCATGACTTTGAAAGAAAGGAGAAGCACTATGAATGATATAATGGAGCAAATCAAAACGCTTTCTGCTACCTTGGACGAGGAAACCACCCACTTTCACCCTACCGGCAGACTGCTATTGCTGGGTTCCTACGAGAGCGTATTTCTGAAAGCGGTCAAGCGCAAGGCTGACCTGTTAGGTATTGACTGTGACCTCACTCAATATCCCTGCCCTCCGTACAAGGCCGTGGTAGTGGACAGAGAAACCGTCCCGTCTGACATTAAGCTCACCGCCGAGGTTGACATTGACCACTCCTACTCACATGGAATGTCATCGGTGTCTCAGGCAACTTTGGCGCTCCTGCTTGCGTTGGACTTGGTTCACGCTAAGGACATTACCATTGTAGGTCGAGGTCACGCCGTTCAGAACTTGGCAAAGTACCTCACCCTCGGTAACGCAACTGTGACGGTAGCGCACTCCAAAACCAAGAGTCTCTTGCAGGCCACAATGAACCGTGATGTGGTGATCTACGCCACGCCGACTATCACGAAGGACATTTCCTACAACACCCGTGATCTGGTCATCGACCTCGGCAACAGCGTTCCCCACCCTGACCGCTTCAACTGCCCCTATGTGAACAGGATTGGTCAGCTCACCGTGAGCGTGTTGCTCAACCGCTTTGCGAGAAAGGAGCATAGGACATGAGTGACATTCTGACAACCATCGCCGCCGTTGAATGGATTGTTGTAGGCTGTCTATTCCTCTGGCGACTGCGCCACTGGAACCGCCGCTTTTCGGAACTCTATGACGAGCTGCGAAAGGAGATCGACCATGGATAAGGAAGACGCTCACATTGTCATAGCGATGGCAAATCATAACATGAATGTCACCGATGTTGCCCGTGCTATTTTCGCACACAGAAATACCGTTCTCTATCACTTGGACAAGGTGAAGCGGCAGACTGGGTTAGACCCTCGGCGGTTCTATGATTTGGTCGAGCTGGTGAGAATGGCTCAGGAGGTGTTGGAAAGTGGGTCTTGATATTACGGTCATGGAACGCAAAGATGTCCGTTGCCCTCATTGTGGTGAGGTCATCAATACGGTAGATGTTGCCAGCACCGACAGCGGCGGTCGTGCGTGGTATGAGTTCTTGGAAAATATCGGGTACTGTGTTCCTTACGGCAAGCGTACCGAAGAAAAAGATTGGAACTGCTTGGACATGGTTCTTGACAACGAGCAGGCAAAGCAGCTTGCAGACTACGCCGTGAAGAAAGAAGTCTACAACTGGGATGGAGTGGAGAGCGTTGTAGCAACAGCACTTATGCACGAGAACAAGGTGGTTATCAACGCCAACTGGTAGTTAGGTGATAAAGGTGATAAAGGTGATAAAGGTGATAAAGGTGAGTGTTTTTGCAAAGACTTTTTTCAAATTGGCGTGTTTTGAAAAATTGTTTTTCGTATTTTAGGTGAGTTAGGTGAGTAATCGGGCATAAATGCCTATAACTCTCTCTTATACGCGCGTATATAGAAATAGTTATAGGGAAATACACCCGATTACTCACCTTTATCACCTTGGCGACTTTGAAAGGAGAAAACGACTATGAATACAGAGTTAGAAAACGCTCTGCATGATAAGATTGATTGTTTGACTGCACAACTTACTGAAAGTAGGAGCTATGTCGAAAATCTTAAAGTTGAAAATGAGAAACTTCGTAATAGCATTGAAAGTCATTCGGATAGGATTTCGTGCTTGAATGGTCAGGTAGAAGCTCTGACTCTTTGTATCAAGATATTATCTGAGAAACTTTGAGAGAGGAAGGTGAACGACTATGGCAGATGAAATTGTTGAAAAGCGTGGTCGTGGCAGACCGAAGGGTACTGGCGGCAATAAGCGGCCTGACAGAAGTGACGCTCTGAGTGTTCACATGGAGCCGGGTGAAAATCGGAAATATATTACCCACTCGCTGAGAATGTGGGATTGGGAGACACCCGACATGAAGGAGCCTGCACAGGTTAAGGAACGCATCGGCCAATATCTTGAAATCTGTGCTGAGGACGATATGAAGCCAAGTGTTGCAGGAATGGCATTAGCTTTCGGAGTACACCGGAAAACATTGTGGGCATGGGCTAATGGTATCGACAGCGACTATTTACCCCCCGCAAGCCGTGACCTTATAAAAAAAGCGTATCAATTTTTGAACGCACAGATGGAAGATTACGCACAGAACGGAAAGGTCAACCCTGTCACGGCAATCTTCCTCATGAAGAACCATTTCGGCTATGCGGACAAGCAGGAGGTCGTGTTGACACCCAACCAGCAGCTCGGAGAGCAGGTTCCCGCCGAGGACTTGGAAAAGAAGTACCTCGAAGATGTGGTGGGTGCGTCCAGCGACTATGACCCGGAGGACTGAGCGACTTTCACGACTTTTGCGACTATGGCTTACGACTATGCCGAACGACTTTGCGACTATCCCACGACTTTCACGACTTTCGCCCGAACGACTTTGCGACTTTCCGGCGAGGGTCTGCGACTTTGACAGAGCTGCCGATCTCCCCACGAGGTCGGCGGCTTTCCCTTTCCCCCGGCTAATCGGCGGCGGGTTCCACCGGGGCGGCGTGGGCGCTGCCGGGGTTCCGGTCTGATCTGAAATGAAAACATTTTTCAGCCCTTTATATTGTATAGCTGCCGTATTTGCGAAAAATCTTGATTTTCTTTTATATTTACGCTTGACAAGTAAATGCAAATATGCTATCTTGTATTTACAGAAAACAAGTAAATACAAATTGAATTTTGAAAGGGGCTTGCATTATGGAAAATATTGAAAAGCTGTATCAAAGCATTGAAAGTGAAAAGCAGCGTTCCGCATGGGATAAAGGGGTAACAAAATATGCCCTTGAATTAGTGGAACAGTTGGACGAACAAATCAACGGCGGGTACTTTGATGAATTGAATTTATCAGAGCCTAAAAAAGTCCGGGCGGCGCTGCTGAATGGGGCGGCGGATTGGAGCCAATACAGTTGGGGCGGCTGTTCTTTGATCTATGATAGCGATATAGCGGAAAGGCTTTGTAATCCGTCCGAATTGAAGAAAACCCGCAACGGGGAACGCCGCCCCAATAGCCGGGAAGAATGGTTAGATACGCAAGCAAGGGCGCTATTTCAGGCCGCAAACAGAGTTTGCCGCCACATTAGAACGCTTGAAAAATCCGGGGCTATTTCCTATACCGTGCCATTTTGAAAGGGGTTAGAATGATGAATAAACGGGAATATTGCGAAAGCCGGGAAAGTGTTGCCTATTATAGTGGCTTGAATGGGCTTGAAATCAAAGGCATTGAATACGGGATAAATGATCTTGTTTATTGCGTGTCGGGTTGTTGGTATGGCGGGAAAGCTGCACAGCGTTTCCACCGTTGTAAAATCTACTACCCCGCAAACGGGAAAGATAGCGCATTTTTCCGGGTGCATGGGTATAAAATTCCGCTTGATGAATGTATTAGAATGGGGGTTTAATTATGAATTACATTTTCAAAACAACGGCAACAATGAAAGAATACAACAACAAAAAGTGGTACATTGACGGCGGTATTGTTTCGGATATGCGTATAAATGCGGATAGCGTGGAAAATGCGCTTGAAATTTACCGGGAACGGGTGGAAGAAAAGCACTTTATCAACATTTCCAAAAATGCCATTAAAAACAAGTCGGAAATGTTCGCTGATCTGTCAGACGGAAGTGTAAAACAAGTTGGTTATGTTATCACGGGCAAAACAGAATTTGACAGGGGCGATTATTCCGGGTATAGCACTCAATATATTGATCTGTGGGTAACAATTCTAACCGTTGTTGATACGGTATTTTAACGGGGGTGTAAGGCATGATATACGCAAGGAAAAAGCACGGCGGCGCAAGCTGCTATCTTGTATCCCCTGACACGGTACAAGCGTTTATACGTTATGAAACATGGGCGCAAGGGGTTGCAAATTGCTTTTGTAATATCACGGTAAAACCCTATAAAGGCCGCAAATATAACCCCGCTTTTGTTTGGGTGTGCGTGGGTTGAAAGGCGGTGAAAGCGTGTATTTAATTCTTTTGTTGCTTTTGCTGCTGGTTCAAATCTTAATTGAAATATTGAAATTGAATAAGTGAACGCCGCCCCGGTGCTATTCCGGGGCGGTTGTTTTTTTGCGCTTTTTCGGCCTGATCTGGGCGGCGTGAATGGGTGACGGGGGCGGGGGATATGCCAGCGGCAGCGAGGGCGGGGTGAGCTGAAAAATATCCGCAAAAAATAAAAAGACTTATTTACACTTACTTATTGACAATTACATTTACTTATGCTATCTTATATGCAAGAGGTGATTTTATGATGACATTCAAAAACGCAATCGGCTATATTCGAGTCTCCACCGAGCGACAGGCCGATGATGACAAATACGGTATCGAGGTTCAGAAGCAGGCCATTCTTCTTTACGCCAACGACAACGGCTATAACATCGTAGATTGGAAGGTCGATGAAATCAGCGGTGCGAAAGATGACCGTCCCGGCCTGAACGAAATCCTTTATGGGGACGATGTAAGCAATCCTCCCTATGAAGCGGTGATCGTATTCAAGAATGACCGTGTGGCTCGTGATACCAAGCTGTACTTCTACTACCTGTATGTGCTGGAAAAGAAGAACATCAAACTTCTGAGTACGCAGGAGAGCTTCACAGAGGGCAGTGAGTTCGCTAACATCTACCGTGCGCTGTTACAGTTCGTGGCAGAGCAGGAGAGAAAGAACATCGCTCTGCGAACTGGCAAGGGTCGTTCCATCAAGGCTTCCTGCGGCGGGTACAGCGGTGGTCGCCGTCCCTACGGCTACAAGGTTGTCGATGGTGTTCTTACCATTGACGAGCAGGAAGCTCCTATCGTGAAGTTCATCTTCGAGAAGCATGAGGACGGCGTTTCCATGCTGGGTATCACGGAGCTGCTGGAAAAGGCGGGATACCAGACCCGTTCCGGCAAGCGGTTTCAGGTGTCCACCATCAAGAGTATTCTCGGCAACCGTCCTCTGTACGAGGGAATGTATAAGTACGGCGACATGAATTGGGTCAAGGGTGTTCATGAGCCGATTTTGAAGACGGAGAGTTAAATATGAAAGATTTATATGGACTTCGCAGCGAAGACATAGATATGCTTAAACAGGCGGGTTACGGTGATGACATATTCTATGTTGGAAATTATGGAATATCCGATGTAACCGGAGAGCAACTTTTCTTTATTTCGTTCTATACTTCCGAGCAAAAGAATAAAGCCTATAAATATCTTTATGAAAGTAAATGAGGGGTAAGAAAGGTTGGGTGAAATGAAAAAGATGGCATGGCTGATAGGGCTGGCAGTTATCGTAGTCTTCTTTCTGGTCGGGTGTTCCAAGAAGGACTCTGCTGAACCTGTTGCTTGGGACTCGGCTCTTTCCGAAGCCGGGTTCACCGATGACGAGATTGCAAGCTATCGGGAAGTGTTTGATACCGTAGGGGTGACTGATTTCCACGATGTTTCTATCGTAGATAATGACCCGATGACCGTGATTTGTGGTAAAATTTATGACAGCGAGGATTTACAGCTCAATGTGACGCTGGAAAATCGCCAGATCATCTATGTAGAGCTGGCGGGTATCCCTGATACCAAGACCCAAGCCTATTTTAACTGGCGTGGCAAAGTGAAATGGAAAACAGTGCACACGATAAAAACAGTTGAGTTGTACTCTGACACCGAGGGCGGCTATTTAGGGGTTCTGGATTGGGACAATAAGACGATTTCGGAGTATGAGGGCTGACACCATGAGGTTTTTTCTCAATGTAATCGGATATTTCCTGATAATCAGTTCTATTTTGCTGGTTTTGGCGTTTGTGATACCGAAAATTTTATAATCGGCTTCTGCGAGGGCAGGAGTGACAGCCATGACGGGCTATCTGTGTAGAAATACACGGGTAGCTCGTTTTTTTTGTTGGAAAGGAAATGCACATGAATTATGAAAAACTCTCCGGCTCTATCCGAGCTGTGATCGACCGCCGACCGGAAGATAACGGGGCGTACAGCGACCTCTTTTCTCTGTGTCGAGAGTGGGAAGCTGAGGATTTCTCGGCGGCGCATAAGGCGAATAAGGAGCTGCTGACACTCTCCGCAGATCAGGTAGTCCGTGGCGGCGGGGCGAAGTTCTATGAACAGTGGCGGCGGTGTCTTCTCTTTGAAGCACCCCATGATTTTGACTCCTTCATGACCTACATCGAACTCGACCGCAAGCCGGAAAAGCGGTTCTATGCCCCCCGCAAGCACTATCTCAGGCCGATGGTGCAGGGGTTTCAAGATGTTCTGGACGGGAAGCTGCGCCTTTTGACGATCTCCATGCCGAAACGAGCGGGAAAGTCTCAAACGGGTATCAATTTTGTGAATATGCTCTCCGGGAAGTTCCCTGACCGCTCGACCCTGATGGAAGGGACAGGCGATGACCTTGTAAAGAGCTTCTACAACGGCTGTCTGGAATACCTGACAGTTCCTAACGAGTATCTGTTCTACGATGTATTCCCGGACGCACGGCTGGTACAGACCAACGCCGACACGAAGACGGTGAACCTGAAAAGTAAGTCCCGTTTCCCCACTATCATGTGTCGTTCCATTGACGCTCGACAGGTGGGCTTGTCCGAAGCTACCAATGTTCTCTATCTCGATGACTGCGTAGAGGGTCGTGAGGAAGCGAAGAACCGCCAGCGGCTTGATGACAAGTGGGAAGTGATCTCCGGCGATATTATGGGTCGTGCCATTGAAGGTACGCCGATGGTCTTTACCGGCACTCGCTATTCCCTGTATGACCCCATCGGTCGTGTGCAGGAACACGCACAGCGGGAGGGCTGGGCTTGGAGAGCGATTGAGATACCCGCCCTCGATCTCGTGACGGACGAGAGCAATTATGAGTATGAGCGGGAAGGCAAGAAGGTCTTTACTACCGCCTACTTCCGGGAGCAGCGGGAGCTTCTGAGCGCGGAACAGTTTGAGAGCGAGTTCCAGCAACAGCCTTTTGAAGCGAAGGGTCTGCTGTTCAACAAGGACGAGCTGAACTACTTCTTTGAGCTGCCGAAAGACCGTGACCCGGATACCATCATCGCCGTTGGCGATACGGCGGAAAGTGGCTCTGATTCGACCTCTATGCCGGTGGCGATGATATACGGCAATGCTGTGTATATCGTTGATGTGGTCTTTGATGACTCCCCCGCTGAGGTGACGAAGCCGGAATGTGCCAAGTGCCTGATTGAGAACAAGGTTGCTTCCGCCGTCTTTGAGTCTAACAACGCCGGTCAGTATTATGCCAGAGATGTTGACCAGATCATTCGTGAGCGTGGATACTCCGTTGGTATCCGCACGAAGCGCACGATCTCCAACAAGCAGACCCGTATCGAGTTCGCTTCCGACAACATCAAGAAGAACTTCTACTTCAAGCACCCCTCCACCTACAAGCGGGGCAGTCAGTATTGGAACTTCATGAAGGAAGTGACCACCTATACCCGCTCCGGCAAGGTTCCGCACGATGACGCTCCTGACTCCCTCTCCCTATTGGAGAACGAAATCCGTATGCTGTCCGGGGGCAAGGTTGAAGTTTTCAAACGGCCTATTTGAGTTCTTTACTTTCGATGTGGCGAATGGTATGATAAAAGGTTAGTATTGACAACCATTGGAGAGTTTGATACAATGATAAGAGAGAAAATAGGTAGAGGGGAGGTATTCTGTCTTGGGCCGTTTCGGTCGTAAGAAAATCTTTACCGATGTGACGGAGATCACACGGGACAATGTTCTGAACGTGCTGAGAAAGGCACTTATTACACATTGGTCGAACAAAGCGGATATGGAATATCTCTATGCCTACTACAAAGGCAGGCAACCGATTTTGAACCGTAAAAAGGAAGTCCGCCCTGAGATTCAAAACAATGTGGTCGAGAACCGTGCCAATGAGATCGTGTCCTTCAAGGTCGGCTATCTGATGGGGGAACCCATTCAGTATGTCAGCCGAAGCGATGATAAGATGGTTGCCGACAAGATCACCACTCTGAACGGCTACTGTCTTTCCGAGGATAAGGCCGCAAAGGATAAGGAACTGGCAGATTGGTTTCACATCTGCGGCACGGCATACCGCATGGTGCTTCCCGACAGCGTGTTTGAGAAGGAAAGCGATGAAGCTCCCTTCGAGATTTACACCCTCGACCCTCGGTTTGCTTTCGTGGTGTATGCCAATTCCATCGGTGAACCGCCCGTAATGGGTGTGAAGTACATTCAGCGGTCGGACGGTGTAGTGGTTTACAGCATTTATACGAAAGACCGCTATTTCGAGGTTGAAAACCAGAGTATGATCGTCCGGGAAGAAGCCCAGTCGCTCGGTATTCCCATTATCGAATACCCGGCGAACAACGCTCGGTTGGGAGCTTTTGAGATCGTCCTTCCCCTGTTGGACGCTATCAATACGGTGGACAGCAACCGTCTTGACGGTGTAGAACAGTTTGTTCAGGCGCTCATGCTGTTTCACAATGTTGACATTTCCGGTGATGATTTCTCCAAGCTGCGGGACGAGGGTGCGATCAAGTACAAGGACATTGACCCGCAGTATAAAGCGGAGATCAAGTATCTGACCTCCGAACTGAACCAGAGTCAGACACAAACACTGGTCGATCACCTCTATA